TTCGTACTCTTTCGAGTTCATGCCGGACGGGATCACGACATCCTGATCTCGGTCGATGGCGTGCGTCGTGATGATCGCCGTGAACTTTGTCAGTCCATCGCCGATCGCCTTGAATGTTGCGTTGCAGGTTTTTTGTAAGTTCATTCGTCAGGTCCTTCGTAGTCAATTACTGGTAGCAGGCTGCACCTGCAGTTGGGATGCAGAGGCGGTCCGCTCGTGTCATCAAAGTCTAGTGCCATAGTTGCGCCACTTGCGCCCGTGATCGTTGCGCCTCGCTCGTAAAACGCATCCTTCACGCCGACCGACTTCTCGCCGAACTGTTTGGCAGCGGCTTCGCAGAACTCGCAAGCGTACGGAGACACGAGCCATGTCTTGCCCTTCACGACTCCGCTTGCTTCCCACGCTGCATTCTGTCCGTCGGTGTATGCACGAGCAGACTCTGTGCGTGCGATCGTCTGCGCACGATTCTCGTCGAAGCCTGCTTCCTCGAGCAGCCCGATGACATCTGTGCCTGTCGCTGTCTCCTCGATGCCAATGCGAATGATGTTTGATACTCGCTCGGCGAGTGAGTCAGAGACTGATCGTGCCATGCGAATGGCTGCACGGTTTGTCGCCTCGACGACGAACTCGGAAGCCTTGCCTGACAGTAGACCTCCGAGTGGATCGTTCGGTCCACCAGGTGGCAATCCTGCCGCACCACTCACCAATGATGCGCCCTGATCAAATCCAGCCTCTGCGATTGTTTGTGCGTACGGCTTGGCCGTGTTTGCGAGATCGTCGATGAGTTTCTTCTGCGATGCCTTGAGTGCTGCTTGCACTTCTTCAAGTTGTCGCTGTGTGACGGTGTCGCCTGCACGGATCGATGCGGAGAGTTTGCGTGAGACTTCTTCGATGACCTTATCGATGTCTGCTTGGATGCCATCTGCAAATGCACGGACGGCTCGAGCCTCGGTCTCCTCGAATGTCTCCGTGATGCCGTCCTTCGTGATGACCTGTTTCTCTGCGGTGAAGTCGATCCACCACAGCGGCGGCTTCGCAGACTTGCAGTTGAGGCATGGGCAGGACTTGGCGTGTCTCATCCGATTGCTGTCCCGACGGTGTCGATCGTGTTTGATCCGATGGGATAAAACCGAAGATACGAGCCAATTTCAAGTGTGTTCGTTCCTCCTGGTGCTGCGCTAAATGTGATTTGAGGCACAACACTTCCCGCAGCGTTGACTCTCATAATGCCTTCAAATTTGATGAGAGTATGATTATTGGTACTCGCACCTATAATTTGTCCACCAGAAACAGAGTTGTAAAAAGTTGTAGTTTGTGAGGTGGCTTGCCCGCCTGCCCCATTATTTGCAGTGCCTAGAACAAACCATGTCATATTTGTAATTGTTGCAGTGGTCAATGCAAAAAGCATAGAGGTAAAGTGACTTGTTCCGCCAGTTTTCAAAATATAAAACCCATCGAACATATATGTCGTTGCAGCCTGCACGGTGATCGTGTCAAAGCCAGAGGGAGAAAATACATTTTGAGCAGTCGCAACATCTGACAAGGAATTTGCAGCCGATGGGCAGATGACTTGTATCGTTGGCGTGACACCTGTTCCTGCAGGAACTGCGGATTTGATTGCGAGTGCGGTGGCAGATGTCGAGGAAATCAATGCGGTCGCATCGAGTTGTAGCGTTCCCCAAACTTTGGCAGATGTCGTTGACGATGTGCCGATGACGGTTGTGTTTGCGCCGAGCCCGATCGCTTGATATCCGATGACAACGGAGTTGGAGTCTGTTTGCGTTCCTCGTGTGTCACGACCGAGATACACCGAGTTGTTTGCGGTCGTGAGTGCTGTTGTTCCGTCTGCTTGGAAACATCCCGCTTCACGACCGAATGCAGTATTAAGCGCACCTGTCGTGATGTTTTGAAGTGCTGCAATACCGACTGCCGTGTTGTTACTTGCGGTCGTGTTTTGCAGAGCACCGTATCCCATGGCAGTATTAAAATTCCCACTTTGATTTTGATTCAAAGACGCAGTTCCGATTGCGCAGTTGTATCCGCCCGTGTTCACATTCGTTCCGACCGCATACCCAAGCAAAGTATTTTCAGTTCCGCTCGTTATGTTTGCACCGCATCCTGATCCGATTGCTGTATTGTGGTTTCCACCCGCAATTGTTGCAGCGAGAGCGTTGACACCGACTGCCAAGTTTGTCGTGTCTGCTAACAGTCCAACTCCGATGCGCTGCGAGTTGATGTACGAGTCTTTGGCAATGCCAACGCCGCCCGCAACAATGACTGCACCCGTTGCCGACGATGTCGATGCGGTTGTGTTCGTGCCTGTGACTACGCCGCTTGTGTTGACTGCGGTCAGCGTGCCGACCGAGGTGATCGTCGGTTGCGCTGCAGTTGTGACCGTGCCTGCGGTTGTAGCAGTTGCTGCTGTCAGTGCGTTCGTTGCGCTATCTGCCGTATTGGCATTTCCAGTGATGCTTCCGTTGATCGTGTTTGTGACTGTCAAATTTAAAAGCGTTCCAACCGATGTCAAACTTGAATCGACAACATTCGCTGCAAGCCTTGAGCCCGTCAATGCGCCTGCGGCTGCAGGTCCGCCTCCTCCACCAGTTCCATCCTCGCCCTTGATGCCTCGAATGCCTTGCGCACCACGACTCACAAGCAACTCCCAACCAAAGCCAACTGGTGGTGCTTGGTTGGTTGCAGCGACACACACATACGCCGATCCATTCACGCCGACGACATCGCCGATCCAGTACTCGATGTCACTTCGATATGTGCCACGCCACACCATGCCTGCTTCGCCCTTGTCGCCCTGCGGACCGACTGCGCCCATATCGCCCTTTGATCCGTCGAGTCCCTTTGCGCCGTGCAGTCCATCCGCACCACGCAAGCCATCGATGCCGTTGATGCCGTCCGCACCAGTTGCGCCATCGATGCCGTCCTTGCCGTTTTCAGGAATGCGTGTGACCTTCGCCAGCGCAATCATGTTGCGAATTGCAATCACTCGAGGGTCTTTGCGCCGCAACTTGCTCACGGCTGCCTTAATCTTTTCCTTGTCGCTCACGCCTCGTCTCCGAGTGCTTCGGTGAGCATCGTCACGATCTCGTCAAGTGATTTTGTGCGGTCCTTCATCGCATCGAGTTCTGCCTGCAACGCATCGATCTTTGGTTGTTGCTGCACAGCGTCCCACGCCTTCGCCTCCATCGCTGCGATCTTGATTCGTGCATTCGCCATCTTTTCTTCCCGTGCCATTTCGTCAGTCGGTGTCGTGTCGACATCCGACAACGCCTTCGCTGCGGGTTGTTCGACCTCTGCGGTCGGCGGCAACTGCGCAGGCTCTTCGACTGGTGCAGGTGCAGGTGCGGGTGCTTCGTAGGCAGGCAGCGGAGCAGGTGCGCCGAACGGAGAGACTGGAACGACTCCACCGAGCGGCAAGCCGTTGACATGAAGCATGTCGGCGTGTGGTGTTTCGAGTGCTTCGTAGCCCTCTTCAAGTCGTGCTTCGTTTGGCGTGCGCCAACCGCCCGCAACTGCGACCGATCTCTCGGCAGAGTCTGCGACTCTGTTCTCGGGGACTGGATTGTCGTATGCGAGATACGCATCCTCGTGGATGCCAAACATCGGAAGTAGTCGACTGTTCAAGGTCTCCTCGTCCATCCTGCAGATCGGAGCGATTGTGGTCTCACGCCACATCGAGTATCCAGCCTGCGCCGATGCGAGGTTCGGATCGTTCGCTTTTAACATCGAGACTGGCACGCCGAAACACGCAGATATCTCCTCGACGATGTCATCACGACCAGTCAGATCCTTTGCGGGGAAGTTGAGCGGGAGCAGTTGGATGTCACCGCTGATCGTGACCATGCGTCCGCTCTTGCGTGTCCCTTGGTGCAGCGACCGCATCGACTCCTCGAACCGCCGCATCGATGCTTCACTTGCGCCACCTTTTACTATGGCAGCATAGTCAGGTCTGCTCATGTTCTCCAAAAAAGACAAGTCCTGTATGTGCGCTGCTTGCGATTGTTGGATCGCTCCGTACGCAGCCTCCACCTTGCCGAGTCCGTAGTACAAGTTGCGTGGGTTCGGTCGCTTGAAGTGGATGATCTCGTCGAGTTCGAATCGCTGCATCGAGTTTCTGTCAACGCCGTACAGATACGCCTCGACCAGTTCTGTCTTGCCGGGCAGGATCGTGACATTCTGCGCCGGGACTGTGTAGATTTCAGATGGCACGCCAAGTGCCTTGTCCATGATCACATGCAGATACGCATTGCCGCATAGTTCCATGTACAGCATGCGCATCACGCTCTGCGAGAAGCCGTCCTCGTACTGATTCGCCTTGCGCAGCAACTCGAGGATCGGATGCGCATCAACGACCTCCTCGAAATCACCTGCAGTTGCTGCGGACTTCATTACGCTCGGCGATGGCTTGCGCTCACTGTCGCCTAAAAGATACGCCTTGCGTGCACGACTGACCTTGCGAGTGCGCCAAAACTTCTGCGGTCCTTGCGCATCTGTGCGGACATATAAACGCAGAGGGACACTCGATGCGGCCTGCGCATTGAGCATCGCTGCTGCGTACACCCAAGATTCAAATGAGAGCACGCTCCGCTGCATTGAAAATGGTGGCAACTTGCCACGCCCTACAGCATTGTCAAGAATCGAGATGGATGATTGAATAAACTTTGAATCGTCGTAGACCGCTTTGGTTGTCAGGTCGGGTCGTCGTCGTCGGAAGAAGTCTAGTAGTGCCATCAAATTATCCTTACTTCGAGCGTGTTTCGTGCGGTCGTACCCAACAAGCGAACGGCGAGAGCGAGTGCGCACACGCCGTCATCGTGTACGCCCGATGGTGCACTGTACTTGACACCGCTGCGAGAGTACTCAAATTCAAACGCCTCCAACTCATCACGCAGCCATCCATCACAGAATCCTATGCCACCACTTTGAATTCGAGCGGCGAGCCCTTCCATGATCTGCTGCTTGCTTTGCGATGTGAACTTGAACGACTCGACACACGGAAGCGAGCGTTGCAACTCCTCGACGATCGGATC